CATGATAACACGTGGCTGTGGATGATGACAGGTACACCAGCCGCGCAAAACCCTACAGACGCATATGGTCTAGCAAAACTTGTTAGCCCCCATAGAGTGCCAAGATTTTTTGGTGCGTTTAAAGATATGGTTATGATAAAGGTATCGCAGTTTACATGGAAGATACGACCAGACGCTACAGACATAGTGTATAGAGCGTTGCAACCTGCCATACGTTTTACGAAGGACGAGTGTCTTGATTTACCACCTATGGTATATACGAAACGACAAGTGGAGCTTACAGCGCAACAGAAGAAATACTACAAAGAGTTAAAAACAAAGCTTGTGTTAGATATCACAGGCGAACAAGTAACAGCCATAAACGCGGCTGTAACTCTTAACAAGTTACTGCAAATATCAGCGGGGGCAATCTACACAGACGAGGGCGACGTGTTAGAGTTTGATATAAAGAACAGATACAAGGTGCTACGCGAGGTGATAGATGAGTCTAGTCAAAAGGTTCTTGTATTTGTACCTTTCAAGCATGCCATAGATATATTGACAGATAAGCTACGTTCGGAAGGTATAGCTACAGAGGTCATACGTGGAGATGTCCCTGCATACAAACGCACACAGATATTTAGAAGGTTTCAAGAGGAGACTGACCCAACTGTCCTGGTGATACAACCACAAGCAGCAGCACATGGTGTCACGTTAACACGAGCTAACACAGTGGTGTGGTGGGGGCCAACAAGTTCGTTAGAAACATACGACCAAGCAAACGCACGTGTGCATAGGTCAGGACAAACACACAAATGCACAGTTGTGCAACTACAAGGTTCTGATGCAGAAAAGCACGTATACAGACTGTTAGATAGAAAAATAAACGTACACACAAAATTTATAGAACTTTACAAAGAAGTGCTTGACTAAGTTATCTTTTGATATTACATGTTATTAGATAATAAGAATAGGAGAGAGATATGGGTGACAAAGTAACCCCTGACAAGTTGGCAAAAACGTATTTACGTATACGAGCAGAAAGATCCATGCTGTCAGCCAAGTATAAGGAGGAAGATGGCAACCTTATACGGCAGATGGATACCGTAAAGCAGGCAATGCTAGATCATTGTGAAGCTCACAATGTAGAAAGCGTGAGAACTTCTGAAGGATTGTTCTTTCGTTCGACTAAAAAGAAATACTGGGTTAGTGAATGGGATGCTATGCACAGACTTATTGTGGAAGAGAATGCACCGCAGTTACTAGACAAACGTATCAATCAGGCGAACATGAGAGAGTTCTTGGAAGAAAATCCTGATCTTAAGCCAGAGGGATTAGAGATTGAAGAAGAAGTAACAATTTCTGTGAGGAAGAAATGAATGAACCTTTTATAACAATAGAAGACGTAGCTAAACACTTTAGTGTGTCTGTATCGACTGTTCGTGCTTGGGTACATCAGAAACATATACCAGAGGATACTTATATAAAAATAGGTAAGACCTACAGGTTTCGTGTTAGTGATGTAGCTACTGCACTGACGAAAGCATCTAGTAAACGTAGCGAAGAAACAGAGAGCGAAGACTCCCTAGCGGAACTAGATGAAGACTTATAATATAGAGAGAAGGAGAGATAAATGGAACAATATATTATAAAAAACGTAGAGGCTCTATGGCCTAAAATAAACACGACTTATCACTTTGATAGTAACGAAGGACGGTCTGTGACGTGTGACCCCACTGCTCCAAATGCAGAGTATTCCATACAGTTTCGTATGGATAATGATACTGCAAAGGCATTGTTTACTGCTATGACACAGAGTTACCAAGCCAACAAAAAAGAGAAGTGGGCAGATAAATTAGAGCGTAAATTTGTCAAAGACGATGATGGCATGTTCACGCACAAGGCAAATCTGAAAGGGGCGTACAAAAACAAAGTAACCCAAAAACCTTTGCAATTTGATGCCAAAGGTAACAGGCTACCAGATGATTTTTTGTTGACAACAGGTAGCACAGTCAATGTGGCTGTGCAGTTTTATCCGTATGACATGGGTGGTAAGCAGAATGTGTCGTTACGTTTAAGAGCCGTACAGGTCATAAAGTACGTGCCTATAGAAGAAAGAAATCCTTTCGAGGCAACTGATGGGTATGTGTTTAATGAGACTGAAGATAATCCTTTCGACGAGCCTCTTGTGGTTATAGAGGATAAGGAAGAGCCTGTATCTGAGCCAAAGAAGGTCGTTAAAAAGCCCTCCCCTCCCACCAAGGATGCTGATGACGACTTGAGTTCTATCGTTGACGATTGGGACGATTAATAGAACTACACCACGACTAGGCTTTTGCCGAAAGGATAACGTGCCGTATCTTGTCGTGGTGTCTTCGGCACAAGGTGGGAAAAATGGAAACAAAAAAATTTTTAGAGAAAGTTCTAGGTGATGGATACTATTCTGTATTGGGTCTTGGAGACAAGAAAGTACAGAGCTTCCATGCAACTATAGATGATGTAATAAGCAGGGCTAATGAGTTAGATGCTGAAGGTACAAACGCATACTTTGGATTAGCCACTTTTACAACAAGCAATGATAGAAAAGTAACAAACGTAAAAAGCTTGAGTTCTTTTTACTTAGATTTGGACTGCGGTGTCGGTAAAGAATATCCTGACCAAAACACAGCTTTTCACGATTTAAAAAGATTTGTTAAAGAGACAGGTCTACCTCGCCCGATGTTAATTAATTCTGGGTATGGTATACACGTATACTGGGTGCTTACAGAGAGTGTATCCTATGGTGAGTGGCTACCCGTGGCCCAGGGACTGAAGGATATGTGTATACAGCATAACTTGTCAGCAGACAATGGTGTAACTGCGGATGCTGCGCGGGTACTTAGAGTTCCTGGCACACGTAACCACAAACGTGGCACACATAAACCTGTCATGTTTTTTGGTACAGGTGAGTTTCGTGACGTGGAGTTTGATGAGTTTGCACGATTGATTGGTAAAGAGGGGGTGACTGTACCTACCAAAGTGGACAACGAAGAGAGTGCGTTTAAGAAAGCTATAATAGAAAACTCAGAGTTTGGTTTTAAGAACATACTAACCAAGACCATGAAAGGCACAGGATGCGAACAGTTAAAAAACATAATGGAGAACCAACATGATATAAGCGAACCCTTGTGGAGAGCAGGACTATCTATCGCAAAGTTCTGTAACGATGCAGATAAAGCCGTTCATAAGATGTCTGAGAGACACCCAGAGTACAGCAAACATCTAACAGATGAGAAGGTGGAGCTTATAAAAGGTCCTTATACGTGTGCTAAGTTTGCGGAAGAAGACCCAGAGCCATGCTCGGCATGCCCACATTGGGATAAAATAACCTCTCCTATATCTTTAGGTAAGAGTATAAAGAAAGCACCTGCGTCAAAAGACATACCTCTATACCCAGAGCCGTATTTTCGGGGGGCGAATGGTGGCGTGTATATGCGTTTCAAAGATAAGGAGGGCAATACAGAAGATAAGATGATATACCAGAATGACTTATATGTTACTAAGCGTATCCGTGACGAGGACACAGGTGAAGCTGTGGTCATGCGATTACACTTACCGCAAGATGGTATTAGAGAGTTTACAGTTCCTCTAACTTCTGTAACATCTAGGGAGGAACTTAGAAAACAACTAGCTATGGAAGGCATAGCTGTGTTGGGTATGGAGGATATAATGAAGTATACAACAACATGGATAACACAACTGCAAGCAAAGACGACAGCTGACATGGCTCGCACACAGTTTGGTTGGTCAGATGAAGAGCTTGGAGGTTTTGTGCTTGGTAAGGAAGAGGTACGTAAAGATGACGTGCGGTCTAACCCTCCATCGGTACAAACAGCAGGGTTGATGAAAGCATTTGAACCCAAAGGCACATTAGAAGAATGGAAGAATCTAGCTAACTTTTACAACCGTGATGGGTTTGAACTGCATCAGTTTGTGGTTGGCACGTCATTTGGTTCGCCTCTTATGTCTCTTTTACCAATAAACTGTGCAGGATTACACTTAAATGGTGGGTCAGGAGTTGGTAAGACTACAGCTATGAACACAGCTTTGTCTGTATGGGGTAATCACGCTGACTTGTTAATATTTGAAAAGGATACGCACAACTCTATGATGAACAGAGGGGAGCTGTATCACAGTCTACCATTATATATGGACGAACTTACGAACGCCTCGGCTAGGGAGTTGTCTGACCTTGTGTATCAGCTTACAAGCGGTAAACAAAGGAACAGAATGTCTCAAGGTGGGAACGTAGAGCGAAAGCGTGGTAAACCTTGGAAACTTATAGCAGTCACAAGTGCAAACCGTAGTTTGATAGAAAAAATAAGCACAGCCAAAGCAATGCCAAAAGCTGAAGCACAGAGGCTTATGGAGATACGTGTCCCAGATATGAAGTTTGGTTCGAAAGAAGAAACAGACAAGTTTAACTTACAGCTACAGCGTAACCACGGTCACGCAGGTAGGATATACATAAAATACGTTATTAACCACTTGGAAGAAGTACAGAAGCTTCTACAAAAAGTACAAGTCAGAGTAGACACTCAAGCAGGATTAAAAGCAGAGAATAGATTTTGGTCTGCTCTGGTAGCGGCTAGTATGACAGGCGTTATATTGGCAAATCGTTTGGGTCTTGTTGACTACGATCCGAAGAAAGTATTTAAGTGGGCTATAGAGCGTCTAAAAGAAAGCAGAAATGAAGTATCAGATATGAGTATATCTGTAGAAGAAACACTTAATGATTACATACACGAACATTGGAGCAACGTGTTATGGATAAAAAGCACTGATGACCTGCGTAAGCAAGAAGATGGTGTTACTAATATCGTTATACCTGAAGCGTTACCAAGAGGTAAATTGGTTGCACGTTATGAAACTGACTTGAAACGTGCCTACCTGATACCAAAACCTTTGAAGGCATGGTGCGGACAACAGCAGATCGACTACACGTCTTTTATGCAGGATCTAAAAACTAAGTTGGGGGCAACAAATACTACCATGCGTTTAAGCAAAGGGACGCACATGAACTTACCTGTGACGAGAGTCATATCTGTGGATTGCTCTATAGAGAATGAGAATAAGACAAGGCATATTGAAGTCTGATGATTTGAACCCAGATGGTGTGAGAATTATAGTAGATTGGGATAATATGGTAACAAGTTCTTCTGTATTCATCCTATGTATCAATACCCAGGCAGCTATACAACAAATAAAAAATATAGCAAAAACAAAAGGTTGGGATATAAAAACGCATGTGCGTGTAGAAGATAATAAATTAGGTGTTCGCATTTGGAGAATTTTGTGATAAATGTAGGGTGACAGGTTACACTTGTCACTCTCTTTCTCTTATGTGACCATCTTCGGGTGGTCACTCTTTTTACCCAAAGAAAGTATAATCACTATCATATTCCGCCTCATTTAAGTTTATGAGATCTTGGTTGGCAGAAGATATGTTTATTCCGTTATTTCTTGCTATATTTTTTGATGATTCTTTATGCCTGTTCATAGATCTGCGTATAGACTCAGGTGTTATGGCGGATAAGGGATGCTTCTCGTTATGTTTTTGTAATTCTTCTAACGCATCTTCATAGGCATCGAAATCACCTTGTCGCATACTGGTGTATAGTTTTTTCACTATTTTAGTTTTCTTTTTATTTATTGCGACATCAATATTTTTTAGTATATTATTTTTTTCCATTTGTTGTGTATATTCAACAGGGGGTATTCCCATAAATAAACCTGCTAGATCTCCAAAGGTAGGATCTCCGTATATGGCATCACCTCTACGTGTTTGATAACCCTCTCTTGCAACTCTACCAAAACTTGCTTTCCAAGCGTTTGACAGCGCGGTGGGTAACGCACCTTCTACTCCTCTTTCAAAATTACCGTCTTTGAAATCACCCAACGCTCTAGCTAATCTATCCCCTGTACTAAAAGCGGGACCTCCGAGGTAGAAGAAAACGTTCTCTTCAAACGAAGCATCTTTATTATATCGGTTTTCTTGTATCAAAAGTCCTGTGAGACGAGTTCTAGAAGCGACATCCATACCTGTAATTAGGTTAACGGCTCCTTTGTACCACTCTTCACCCACAGTTTTTCTAACTACAGTATCAGCATCATCATCTTCGTCATCTAAAAGAAATATATCAGCAAGCATTGTTAAAGCTCCATACAGAGGCAGCCCTTGAATCCCTGCAAAGAATAACGCACTAAGGTGTACGCCTATTAACTGTTTCATAGCTATTTTTCTTTCTTCTTTAGAAAAATTTTCGTAACCAAAACCGTTAAACATTGTATACGTGGACTGTAGCATTGTCGTATACATACGTATTCCATAGCTTTTATACATCATAGCCACACGACCAAGGTGTTGTTGTGCTATACGAGGAGCTGTTTCTAAAACTGTACCTCCGTTAGTTTCTTGTGTTTTTTTAAGGGCTGTATTTACAGCTTCGTCTATTTGTTGTTGTGTAGCGTTCTTAAATAGTTTGTTTAAAGAATACTCTCCCTCCTTAAACATCTTACCTTTAGGGTCTACTATTTTTCGTAACGCTAGTTCATAAGAAGCAAGTAGCGTAGTCTGTCTGTTAGCTCGTTCTGCGTAGTTAAACAATCCTGCCGATAATCCAGTAATTTTATCTACGAGACTGTAGTCACCTCGTTTTTCTCGACCTGTCTCACCTATACCTAGAGCGTCTAATATCCAAGTACGAGTGAGTTGTCCTCTTTCATCAGCTTCTTTTATAAGAGGGGCGAAAGCCTCCATCTTTTTCTTCTCTCCGTCTTGTACTTTTCTAGTCTTACCCGTGTACGTGGTCATGGTGTCTTTAACAGTATATTCTCCATCTTTTATGTCGTAGTAAGACGTTATGTCTACTTTACCATTACCCACTATCTTTGTAGCGTCTTTTATAGCCCCAAACGTCGTATCGTATCCATACTCTGCGCCAAAGTAAGGATATACAAATAATGGCACTTGAGACAAGTTTACCAATGCCGATGATATGTTTGCGCCTATGGTGTATAAGAAAGCCGTTTGGTTTGCGGTTTTTGCTATTTTTTCTAATCCTTTGTTATAGGCTCCGTTTCTTGCAAAGTTACCTCTCCTTAACAACTCTGTGCCTACTCTCTCTATGGTTGGCGGTCCTATGCCTAGATCTCTTAAACGAGATTGTTTTTTAAATTCTTTTTCATTTTTAG